CCAATTTTAGTATGCGTATCTTCTTGTTGAAGATATACAATGTTTTTAGGATTTAAATTAACAACACCACCATTAGTTCCTGTTAACGTAATGTTCCCAAACCCAAATACATCTTTAATTTTCATAGTTTAATTTCCTTTACATTAGGGACTTTCTTCACAACAGTTAAGTACTCAGTCCCAGTTGAATACTTAAAAGCTCTGGCATTAGGCCAGCATTTCTTTAAGTGAGCACAATACTTACAACAAGTAGGCACTGACATATTCCCAGAATTACCAAATGGTATAGGTTGTTCACACGGAGTTAATGGCATATCCTTTCTGCTCATCACCTGTTTAGAACAAGCTATTACCGCCTTAGCATTCGGTAAATCCCATTCTGGATCTGGTAAGTACTCGCAGATTTCTCCTGACTCTTTATTAAGTGCAATGAAACCAGGGTGAGCAGACTTGAAATGAGTATTATAGCCAGCAAGTTGAGCACAATATCCAAAAGGATCGTTTTCAGGAAGCGTACCTTCTTTGAACTTTTTAAATGCGTGTGATGAACAGCTTTTGACATCTCTTAATTCTCCATCTAATAATAAATCAATACTACCAGGAACTCCATTGACTTCAACTTTAGCTTGAGTCTTAGTAACCTTATGTCCCGTTTGCTGCAATAACCATATAACAAGCTGTTCTATGATGTCGCCATAAAGGAACTTAAGTCTAGCTTGTCCATCTGGTTTCTGTGGATACTTAATGTCCATCCATAAGCGTCTAGCAGGTTTGCCAATAGAAGACATAGACAACGATGGCTTACGATAGTGCTGTAGCTTTTCAGTAACTACAGCAGCTATCATATTAGCTAACCGTTTAGCATCCTTGTCAGATACCTTAGGATACTTCTCTAAGTAAGTATATATATCTTTAACTACATTCTTCTTTTTCATTTGGCCCTTTCAGAGGAGCTTAGAACGGAGATTCTTCTGTCCCTACTGATTCTACAACAGCAGCATAACCATCGTCTTCAAATCCACCGACTCCGCCAGCTACGTATTCTTTTAGTTCATTTACCTTAATGGCATCTAAGCCAATGAAGTCTCCGAACTTTGTGTTGTAACTGTAGACTCTGATTGTTGCAATAGTTCCATTACCAATCTTAGATACTTGTTCTTGCGGCATAACGATTTGGTTACGGTCAAGAATCTTAATTGGATTGTGTCCGTCTTTTGGTTTGGCTTTAAAGCGGAACTCATAACGACCATCCACTTCCTTAACGTTTTGTTTAGGACTGTGTGGAAGAGCCATTAAAGCTTCCTTCTGGTCGTAGTCCATAGATACAACTACTTCATACTTATAAGAAGGATATTGTCCTTTGTCATTAACCTTATCTAAGAAGGCCCATTTAAGTTGGACATTATTAATTTGCTTAAAGATTGTTTGTCTTGTCATTTTGTTTTTCTTTCTGTTAATTGTTGTGCCACTATTGGCTATTATCTTGACATCAACCCTTATAGCACAAAATGCTTTAAATGTCAAGATATTTTTTTTTACGATGCTTACTGCACCGTTTAAGAACGAATAAGCAAAAGTTACTTACTCGCTATCCTCTGTAAAGACTGCGTGTTCAATATCCATAGCAACCTCTTTAGGGATCTCGTCTAAGCGTGTAGTCTTTCTGTCGTACATAAGGCCACAAGCTAATCCTTTTTCTCCAAAGTCTCTGTTCTTTAAGACTCTGACTTTAGTTAAGTTCTGTATCTTTTCTACATCAGACTGTCCGTTACGTTCAAATGCAATAACGACATCAGATAATTGTTTGACTGATGATGAGTCTTTAATATCATCTAGTCTAACCTCTGCACCTGATTCGTGGTCCACATTAGACTGTGATTTACGGAGGTGGATTGCAGCTATTACTGTGATACCCAAGCCTACACACAGCTGATGTACATCTTTACATAGTCTATTTAAATCCATACGAACATTGTCAGATGAGTCTACTAAGATAGACAGGTGATCTAAGAATATAATCTTACAGTTCTTAGCCATAGCCATATACCTAATCTTATTAACAATGTAATCTGGTGTCATATTTTCTTTAGGTTCAAACATTTCAATACGACCATCAAACAAAACCTCTTTAAAGTAACCTGTCAGTTCTTCTTTAGTCTTGCTGTCCCATATTTCTGTTCGCTTTAGGTTTTCACCTGCAGCTAAAGACATCATAGATACAATAGTTTCTTCAATAGATTCTTCCATAAAGAAACAGCCTACCTTAATGTCTCTGTTCTTACGTAACAAATCAAGCATCCAAGCTCTCATAAACGAACTCTTACCTTGTCCGCTACCTGCAGTCAAGACAACTAATTGTCCTGCTCTAGTACCCTGTATAAGCTCATTAAGACCAGACCAAGGAGTAGGTATATAGTCGTGAGACTCTCTGTATGTTAAGACTCTTTCTAATGTAGAGTTGATATTAACTACATCTTCAGGCCTTTGATCTTCTGCTTGCCACCACAATTTCTTAAACTCTTCTACCTTACCTAGCTTTAAGAAATCATTAGCATCCTTAGGACTCTCTGGCATCTTAACAACTCTTACCTTTCCAGGTGGTAGTACCTCAGCTATCTTATGTGAACATTCTCTTCCAGGTGCATCGCCATCTACACAGACAATGATATTTTCAAAGCTATCTAACCATTCATAAGCATCCTTTACTGCTTTTAAATCCTTGCTACCGTTCTTTAATGATACATATGCACCAGTACCGCTAAACATTTGATAGCAGGCCATACAATCACATTCTCCTTCGCATACTGTAACATACTTACCACCCTTAGGGAAGGCATTCATACCAAATAGTACACTATCTTTAGCATTACCAGTCCAAGAGAATGACTTACCATTAACTATTCTTTTCTTGTATGCTATAAGATTGCCGTCCTTATCGTAGTAAGGATAGAAGTGTTCTGTTACTCCTTGATTATTTAATGTTACTTTAACCCCAAACTTTTTACACGTATCAAGAGATATACCTCTGTCTGGTATACCATACTGTTGCCCAGGTAATGTTACTGTCTCTGGCATAAATCTACTCCTTTCTCTTTGCTGATACATTTTATATTGTTCTAGTTCTTCTTTGTCTATTTGCCACGTCCTATTACAGCCAAAGCAATATGCGTGTCCATCATCATATATGCCCACGTTATCTTTGCTATGGCAGTATGGACAGGGTTCGTGACGAATAAACTTACTCTCTTCTCTGTCCATAATACCTCCTATGATATTATTTGTTGCGTTATTTTAACTAACGACTCTCTTAGTGTTGATATGTTTTCAAGTATCTTAACAACCTCTCTTAAACATTCAACAGTATAGTTAAGTTCAATAAGCTTTTCTTGTTTACCTTGAGTCAGCTTATCACTAAACTTTTCTAAGAAAGCTATCTGTTTATTTACTGCTTTGATTTGTTCTTCTGTTGTCATATTAAGTCTCCAAGAACTTAACCCAAGACAATACATTACCACAAGTTACAGTCCATTTACTTTCTTCTTTGTCTCCGTTGAAAGCAATAATGACCGGCATCTCGTCAATGTTATGGGCATCAGCTTCTTCAGGGTGCTTATCTAAATCAACCACTTCAAACTCAATGCCGTTATCTTCAAGTTGTTTCTTGACAAACCTACATTCAGAACACCATTCAGTAGAATAAACTTTTAATTTATATTTCATATGACCCCCTTATTTTTCAAAACAATTACAGCTACACCGTCCTGTTTCTTGTATTTCCCTATAGCATTTAGCTGATATACACCCTCTATCTATATCGTGTTTATGACATGGACAGACAGTAATATCTAGCCCTAGTTTACAGCGTGCTTTAGCTACAGCAAACAGGTTCTGATTAACCAAGACATTGCGTTCATTAGCTTTGATTATCATAGCTTCAGCCATGTCTCTTTCTTCTTCTGTTAAGTCTTCATAATTAGTCATCGTCCCTCCTTATTTCTTTAAGACAGTCATCACAAATCCAAACTTCTTCATACGACCCAATAGGGTATACATCACCACCATCTACATCAAACTCTTCACAACACACACAACACTTAACCATAACTGGATCGTCTACTTCTGGTCCTACCACAACGTGAAACATATTTACCTCCTAGTCTAATAACATTTTAACAAAAATAATTAACAAAATTATAATAACAATCGTTGTCATATTATTCCTCCGTATCTATTTCACACCCACAAGCTGCATAGCCACAGATGTCTATCCAACTATCTTGAGTTGATGTCCCACTCATTAACCTGGCTACCTTTAACAGCATCATCATAATTGCTACGTCTTTAGCAGTAAGATAATCAAGACGTTCTTCATTGCGTCCAGATAAGTATGTAGTCCACATCTCAGCTATACGATTAAAGTTGTGTTCAGGAGTACCATAAGACTGTTGTCTGTCTCCGTTCACTATTTTGTTTGCTACATCCAAACATTCAGATCTCTTCATTTTTGTTCTCCTTTTCATATTGTTTAATGTCATTAATAAGTTGTTCTCCTTTTTCAGTTACATAATAAATAGCGTCAGTAGTTCTGCTGCTAGCATAGATAAAGCCCTCCCTCTTCATAGGACAAAGGAATAGTCTAGCACCATTGCCAAGACGTTCTCCAATTAAAACAGAGTCATTAGCTCCGTTCTTAATGGCAGACAAAACAGCGGCCCACTTGATGTATTTATTAAGTGTTTGTTTTAATATCTTTTTACCATTAAGGTAAAACTCTTCTCTTTTTGCTGGCATTTTTCATCTCCCCTATTGAATCATACAACTTAGTTGCTTCGTGATACACTCTAGCTATATCATATTTCTTAATCTTTGTCAAGTATAAACAGAATAAAGTTGGTGTAATTGTGTATACATCTTCTTTACCTGTAGTAAAATACTTAATCAACCCTCTTTTATTTAAAAAACGAACAGACTTCCAGTCATTATTACTAATGATATGTGTAGTCCACGATCCATCAAACTCATTACACTTTCCTACTATAACTTCAAGTAAGAGAATGTCGTGGTTTAATTCCCCAGCTTTTTTAAAGATACTAAACATAATCTAACTCCTGTTGTAACATATCGTTTAACTGACGAGACAAGAACTCTTTTACTTCTATGTCTGTTGTGTATTTATCAACAACTTTCTTAATGAATTCTCCCTTGCACCAGTCATATTGGTCGTCTATAAAGTCGCTATATTCATATCTTACACCAGCTATAGATATGAAAGCAGAAATAGGACAGTCCCATAATTCGTGGTCAATTAAGTGACGATGGTTCTTTAATGTTTCTGCACGACATAAGACGTAAGCGAAGTCCCCCTGACAATAACCACTTGAACCATACAAAGCATAGTTCTTATCTAAATGATAGTAGTGTTGGAACTCGTTGCTTTCTGTAATCCGTGGCAAGTACTTAATATCTATACTCTTAAGCTCGTC